CGTTCGCGGTCGAGAACATCGCAGCGCCTACCGCAGCGAGCGAGGTAGCCACACCAGCAGCGACGCCGGCCATAGCTGCAAAGCTGGCCGACGCCTTCTTGTTGCCCGCGGTGAGGCCGCCCGTCGCCTGTGTGGCGTCCTCCGCCTCACCCTTGACGCTGGACAGGGCGCCGCTCGCCTCGTCCTTGATCCGGAGCAGGAACTCGACGATCTCAGAGGCCACAGATCACCCCATGTCGTAGACCGGCCACGCCTTCGCGCGGCGCGCCTTGTGTTCGTCGGCTGCGCTTGCCTGATCGGCACACTCTGAGTCGAGGTACAGCGACTCCCACGCGCCAGCGTCCCAACCCACCAGGGCGGAAGGTCGGGTGCCGTAGCGGCGCGCAGTGCGGTCTAGCCACAGGCCGATCCCCTCAGCTCTCGCCAGGAAAGGAGGCGGCAGTGTCGGCGCCCTCCTTCGCTGCCTGGAGCGCTGCGTTGCCCACTGCTGTCAGAGCCTCAGGCGACAGGGCCGCCACACTCAGCCAGCCGCGATCGAGGTCCTCGCGGTCTGGTGGTACCAGCTTGACCCGCTGCCAGTCGTCGGAGCCGGTTGCGCGCACTCCAGTGACAGACTGCATTGCGGCCCGCTCCATATACTCCAACATTTCAGCCTGTTTCCGCGGACTGTCCGCGATCATCTGCTGGAGTTCGGCGCCATGGTCGGCCCCGTCATCGAGTCCGCGGGCCTTCGCCTGGAACTCACCGATAAACGGGATGCCATCGCCAGCGCGAGCCCGCGCAGACATGGAAAGGACGCGCACCTGCCAGTCATAGAGGCCGTCTGAGACAACCGCGGTGCGGCTGAGGTCGTGGAGGTTGAGGGACATGCTCGGATCCCGGGTTGGGGTGGGTGAGGGGGCGACCGGTCAGTTGCCGTTCGCCGTTGCGCTGCTGCTGCCGTTGACGACGGTAATCGCGATCGAGTCTGCGCTGGCTGCTGCGCGACCCAGGAAGGAGATCGTCGCAGTGATGACGCCAGGGCCGCCGATCGTGTCGTCGTAGTCGTCGATCACGCAGTTCTTCAGAGTGATCGTGAACTGGTTCGGGCTCGTGCCCGTGAACCCGATCTGGAGTTCGCCTGTGGTGCCCTGCTGGTGGGCAGTCCAGAGCGCATCAGACCGAAGCGCGACAGTGATCGACCCGCGGATCTCGCGGAAGTTAGAGATCGGGGGCTCGCTGGTGGTCAGGCTGCCGACCTCCAACAGATCGCTGATGTTGTTGTTGCCGGTGATCTCGAAGCTTTGCAGCGTGTAGGTAGTGCCGCCGAACGTGGTGGTCGTCGCCTGATGCGCGACCACAAGCTCGGTGGATGCCTCTGCGGGGGTGCCTGCTGTGGGGCGAGTCGCGGCGGAGGTCTGCGCGATCCCCTCGACGGCCAGCCGGACAGGCTCACCCGCGGCGCCGCTCAGGGTCCAGGAGGACACCTTGAAGCCCTCGAAGACCTCAGCCTTTCCAGAGGTGCCGCGGACGACCTCGACGGACAGAGCAGGCAGAGAGGAGCCCAGGCCGAAGGAGTGAGAGTAGGGCGACGACGATCCCGACGTCGCAGCGGTGCCGCCAAGCAGCGCCTCCAACAGCAGGCCGATCCCGTCGTACCGCGCCAGGACCTCAAACCCGCCGGTAGTCTCTTCCCGGCTCAGGTAGGTGTTGCGGATGTCGCCGTTGGTGCCGTGGCTCAGCTCAGGGACAGGGAGAATAATCTGCTGCTTGCGGAGGCTGACGCCTGCGTCGGTCGCGCGGCTCCAGTTCGTCCGGGAGACCGCGGTGCCCCAAGTGGACTCCTTGCCGAAGCCGAGGAACGTACCGATACCGGTGTAAGGAACTGCCATGATCAGACCTCGTCAATATCGCGCACGTTGAGCAGTACGCGGGGATTTAGGGTGCGTCCGGTCGTCGTTGTGACGACTAGCGAAAGGGTACGGTCGTTGCCATCGGATCCGCCCTTGTGGTTGATCCGGATGCGGGGGCCAGGGAGGATCCGGAGTGATGTCCACTCCTTCTCGGATGCCTCGTCACTCCCGCTGTTCAGCACCTCATAGTCGAGATGTTGGACCTCCTCAAAGTCGACGTGGCCCTGATGACCGCTGGGCAGCCGTTCAAGCTGCGCGCTGAGGTCGATCCAGACATACAGGAACTCCTGTGAGGTCTTCTGCACTCGCTGGGAAGGCTCTGTCGCGCCCACAGAGGCCGGCGAGCCGGTCAGGAGGGGTCCAGTGGCGGCGCCAGCATGAACGTAGGCTGTGAGCGGCGCTGAGGCCGTGAATGACCCCGCAGCAGACGAGGCGGCAGCGTTGCCCCAGTACAGCCACAGCACAAACGGCTCGTTCGCCTTGGGTGGCGTGAAGTTGTCCACCTCGATCGTGACTGTGCGGTTGGCGAAGTTGAACCCCTGCAACTGGTAGGTCGCCAGGGTCACGCCATCGGCAGCAGCGACGCGGATGTCCTCACCGCCCGACTTGATGTTGTCCCAGAAGTCGGGGAACACCGACGGCACGACGATCGAGACATCTACCGCAGATGTCCCACCGCTGGAGTTGTCCACAAGCACAGGCCAACGGATCGACCACTCCTTCGCGTACCAACTCATGCAGCCACCTCGAACCATTGCACCGTGATTGTGACGTCAGCGACGCCAAACAGGTCTCCCGTCTCCGCCTCGTACTGGTATGCCGATGCGCTGCGCTGCATGTCTATGACCGTACCGCCGAGCGATCGATCGGTGCGCGTCGCTGCGAGGATGTCCTGTTGCAGGTCTACGGCTGCGAGGAGGCGCCCTTCTGCGGTGTCTGTACTCGCGCCAACGAAGCCGACCGCGCGCACGCTGAGCCTCATCCGCTCCGTAGTCAACTCAAACGGCTCGACCACGACGTTGTCGACGAATAGCAACACCTGCGGCAGCTTGAAAGCGTCTGTGACCTCACCAAGGATCACAGAGTCGGCGCCGCTGAGGTCGTAGGTGTACGATCCGGAGCCGTCAACAGCCTGTAGGGCGGCCTTGAGGGCTACAAGCACGCTGCGAGTAGTCGCCATCAGACACCACCCGCGCGAGCCGTCAGAGCGGCGGACAGGCGCTTTGCGATGCGCTTAGGCACTGCCCGCCCAGCCTCCAACAGCGACGGACGCAGGAACGGGCGCGCTGGGATCTCGACCTTGTCTCTCAGGACGTACCAGGGCTCGGAGGTCACGCGGTTGAACAGGATCAGGTTGCCTCGACGGCTGCGCCGCAGGTAGAACAACCCGGCGCCTGTCTGCCGAAGCGGTGAGGGGAACCGGTCGACGCCTGCGCTAGTGAGCGCAGCAGGCAGCGGGATCCGCAACATGCGCGCCCGCTTCGGGCGGATCGTCGCGCCGAACTCATGCGCAGCAGCGTAGGGGACCGACCTGTTGCCCACCCGGCCACCAGCGCGCAGCGAGACGTCGACCACCGCGCCGCTTCGGCCCTTGCTGCTGCCGACGATGCTCTGCCGCAGGCGCCCGGTCCTCGACGCGAGCACGCGCCCAGACGCGCGCAGCGTGGCCCGGCTCTGTGCATCGAGCGCAGTCTCCAGGCCCACAGGGCGGAGGATGCCGACCACCTTCTGGGGGGTGTCTGCCGCGCCGAGTCGCGCCGTCATCTCCTGGAGGGTGATCGGCATCAGGCGATCCCGCCGCGCTGCAACTGGTAGGGGCGCAGCAGATCGAACACGAGCCCCGGGAACTCCAGAGGCCGCAGGCTGGCAGAGGTCGCAGGCGTGGACAGGCCCGCGCGGCCCTGTTGCTTGCGCGCGTCCCACAGGGTCCGCACAACCATGCCGCACGCCTGCTTGATCGGGTCCGGAACAGTCGAGAAGCCGCCGCTATAGACGACCTTCACCGCTCGCGGGCTGTCTGGCGTGAAGCTGTCTGAAGCATCGACACGCAGCCAGACGAGGCCGTTCACGCCGTCGAGTACGTAGTCTGAGGACGGGATCAGCTCTCCCGATCCATAGTCCCAATCGGTATCATCGTGGATCGAGGTCACACTCGACACCGGGATCACAGGCAGGCCGATCGAGCGGCCATCGTCTGCCACCTCGATCCCGCCCTCCCAGGCGCCGGAGTAGTGCGTGTAAGTCGTCGACTCGATCGTAGCCTCAGCGCCAGCGCTCGCCGCTGGGTAGCCGAGCCATCGCGCGATCCATGCGCCAGCCCGATCGATGATCTCGGCGATCTCTGTGTCCTGTCCGGTGCCAGTCAGCCCCAGCAGGTTGTAGGCGCGGGCCTCTGCCGCAGTGATCAGGGCCACTCAGCCCTCCCCGGCGGCCAGCTTGCGCGCCCGGTCCTCGATCGCTTGGAGGACGGTCGCCCGTCCCTTTCCGGCTTGCTCTGCGTTGAGCAGTTGGCCGAGGTCTCCGTCAAACTCTCCTGACCGAACAGCGGGCAGGATGGCGCGGACAGGCCCGGAGAGGAGCCCGCCCGCGACAGACGCGCCGCGATGCCCTGAGCGAGCCATGCGATCGAAGTACCCAGGGAACGTCTCGCAGAGGTAGCGGGCGTCTGCCTCGCTGACCTCCTGAGTCACTCCCTCAGCCATCGCCACAGGGCCGCCCAGCGTGCCCGGGTAGCCACCCGGGTACCGGCATCGCAGCGCCACAGCCATCAGGCGCCGCGCCGGTCGAACGCGAACAGCGCAGAGACGACGCCACCGATCGCAACACCGGATCCGCCCTTGGTGGCCTTGACCGTGAGGTTCTGGCCCTGGATGATCTCCAGTCCAGAGCCCGACGCGGTCAGCGCCAGCTCGATCGTTCCGCCCTGGGTCAGGTTGCCGGTGTCTCCGGTGCTGGTGACTTCCGAAGCCACCTCCGAACCGTTGATCTCGACGCTGATGTCGCAGTTGTTGGAATCGTTCGCAGTCACCGCCCGATCGGGGGTGAACTGAAGCGAGGTGAGGCGCCCGGCTGCGGGCATGAGGTACACAGCGCCGTCGACGGTCGAGGTGCCGGCAGTTGCCGCCCCGGTGCCGATGGCGATGTGGATCACGTTGTGGGATGCGTCCATTGTTGGCTCCAGGCTCAGACGTTGATCGCAACGGCGACGTTGCGGACAGAGGCGGCGTCGCGGCTGTGGAGGACCTCGCGCATGGTGGCGACAAGGTACACCATGCCGTTGCGGATCTCGGTGGCGAGTTCCACGCGGAGACCGCGGCGGCGGGCCATCTGGTAGCGGCTGAGGTTGACCCCAACCATGGTACCCAGGGCGCCGCTTCCGGTGTAGAGGCCGGTCGCCGCCATGTCCTGAGTGAGGACCGGCGTCTTCAACACGCGCCAGACGCCGAGGCGTGCAACCTCACCACTGAGGACAGCCGCCTGGGGCCCGTACTTGTCGAGGGTGGCGACCTGCTCGATCCCGAGGATGTGAGCGAGGTAGTCCTCGTAGCTGCACACCAGAGCGAGATCCTGACCAGGGATCGACTGAGTCCCGGCCAGCTTGGAGGCGAGGCTGAGGCTCTCCGAGTACGTGAAGCCGGTGCCCGTGTCGAGCTTGGCGCTGGCGCCGATGTCGAAGGCCCGAGCCCGCCAGCCGAGATAGCTGCGCCGGTGGTCAGCAGAGCCGCCGCCAGAGCCCGCAAACAGGCTGTTGGGGTTCCAGGAGGCGATCGCGTCCTGGTGGCTTGCTGCGGTGTCGCCGTTGATGACCGCGTCCTCGCGACCCAGCGCAGCAGCGCGAGCGATGAGGAGGCGCATCTCCGGGAGGGCGTCGACGATGGAGTCGTCGATGGCGTCGCGGTCCATGGGGATCGAGATGGCCATTCCAACGGGGGTGATCGTCCGCTCAGCGGTGCCCGGGGTGCTCGACTGGAAGTTGGCCGGGTCGTCGATCGTGTTGGTGCCGTACTTGTAGGGGCGCGGGGCGTTCGACGCGAACGGCATCTTGATGTTCTTGCCGCTCATCTCCATGACCGCGAGGTTGTCGGTCACGAGCCCGTAGTCGGTGATCCCGAGCGCCTTGTCGAGCAAGGGCAACCGGATCTCGTCGGGGATGAACTCGCCGCCGGTGCCGTTGGTGTCGTTGAACACGCGGAGAACCTGCTCAGCGGCGAGCTTGCCGACAGCAGAGGGGCCGCGCTGGAGGTGAGCGCCGAGGGCCGCGAGTTCGCGGGGGGCAGCCTTTACGAGCGTCGCAGCGTCAGAGACCTGACCACGGCCCGCGGTGCGGACATGAGCAGCGATGAACGCAGCCTCCGCGAGATCCTTGGCGCGCATGTGCCACTCGCCGAGGTTCTCTTCACAGTCGAGGAGGCCGGTCTGGGTGCCGACGTCCACGCCGCCGAAGGTGCGCTTGGTGCTCCAGAGCTGAACCCGCTCGCCGCCCTGGGTGCCGTCGCGCTGCACGAACTGGCGCAGCTCTGCGGGGGTGCCGTCCATCTGCCGCGACTGAGCGAGCGCGCTGCGCTCCTTCAGCTTGGCGATCTCGACGTCGCGAGCGCGGAGGTCGTCAGCCATGCGGGCGACGCTCTCCTTCAGCTCACCGACGGACTTCTTGCCGTCTTCGACGTCACGGTGGAGACCACGGGCGACATTCTCGATCGCCCGCTGGGTGCCTTGGGGATCGCCCCAGGGAATTTCAATGTCGCTCATGATGGAGCCTCGTTGTGGGCTCGCTGCTCACTCAAGCGCTACCACGCGCCGGCGCTGCGTGTCAAGGCAGCACAAAGAGAGGCCCCCCACCGGGCAGGGCAAGCCGGTAGGGGGCCAGAGCAGCGAACAGTCTGGAAAGGGTTAGCCCTGCGAAGAATCAAAACAGCCGAGAACGACCGCGCGGCGCAGTAAGCCAAGACACTGGAAGCGCCTTCTCGGGCTCCTCCTCAGGCTTGGGCGCCGGCATCTGAGCGAGCGCGCCCGCGTTCATCGGCACAGTCACGGGCGAGCACTCGAGAAGCTCGTTGCGGTCAAAGAAGACACCGCGCGCAGCGTGGCGGGGATCGTCGTCGGGCATCATCGAGCGCGGGATGGCCTCGCCTGGGAGGAACCCGACAGAAACAGTCCGGATCACGCCCATCTCGAGGTATCGCGCGACAGTGATCGAGAGGTCGTAGGACTCGACGGGGGCAGGTACCAGATCGCCAACGAGGCGACCACCAGCGAGGCCGACGCCCTCCCAGGTGCCGATCGGGGGCATGTCTGCGCGATGACCCCACGGGGCTACAGGGTTGCGCCGGAACGCCTCCAGGCTCCAGCTCTGGCCCACGATGTCCCGCGCACGATCGGGATCGCCGGTGGACATGATGAACCGGTAGCGGGGCCGACCTTCGACCTGCTCGTCCTCGTCGTCCTCTGCCATCGCGCGGAGCATGATCGAGCCGTAGGACAGCGCCGAGAGAGGGACGCCGGCAGCGCTTGCCAGGGCTCCAAGCTCGTCGGAGTCGTCGGCGGTGAGCAGGCGGCGCCGCTCGATGATGGCGGAGACGTCACGCCGCGCGACACCAGAGACGCAGGACAGCCAGTCAAGGCCGGAGACGGTGGGCGAGCCTGCACTGCGGACCAGCCCAGCCAGGGCGGACGAGGGGGTGCGAGTCAGGCGGATCGGGGTGGTCATTCAGGACTCCTACAGGACAACAGGACGAGTAGCACAGCGACAGTTCACAACCTCGCTGGCCTCTTCAAAATCGCCAGGGAAAGCCGCCTGACTGCCGGCATTCTCAAAGCCGATCGGGATCGTGAACAGCTCGCCGGGGAGGATCTGCTGTCCGTCGAGCCCAGCATGAGACGGGCGGACCCCGTCGTCTCGACTGCTGACCCACTCGACCCGCAGGTTGATGCCCTCGTTGGCTGCCATGTCGTAAGCGAGCACCTGACCACGGTTGACGCTGCGTGTGCTCTCAGTGCGGGCGATCCGCAGTGACCGAACAGGGCCGAACGCGAGGTCGAGGATCAAGCCCGACTGGATCTCTGCCACTGTCGCACCGTCAGCCAGACCGGCAACAATCAGGTCGTTGACCCTCGCCTTGGTGTACTGCTCAACCTGAACGATCATCTGACCGATCAGCCGGTCGGAGGGGCTGATCGTCGGATCCCATGTCAGATCGGCAGCAGTGATCGCCGCTGCGATGCGCCGGAACCCAGCCAGCACAGACGCCTCGACAGACGGCCCGACCACTTGAGCGGCGATCGCTCGCTCGGTCGCGTCGTCCATGACGACCTCGAGATCGCGCGCGTCCCACTGACGGGTCACAGGCGAGCCAGCCACCGACCGCTCCAGGAGGCTCCCCAGGCGCTCCGAGATGCGCCGAGCAGCCCCCGACAGGTATCGGGCCCAGGCGCGGTTCAGGCGCCGCTCAGACGGCTCCAGCGTCCGCACAACCCACCCGCGCCAGTAGTCCGCCCGGCTCTCTGCGCTGCGCGTCATCCAGTCGAGGGGCGCCCGCTGTTCGTCATCGGCTGCGTTCATCTGCCGGACGCGACGGCGGGCCCATGCGTAGCCCGGATCGCCGCCCCACAGCAGCCACGCGACATAGCCCGCGGAGGGGTTGTTGCGGTTGCCCCAGTAGCCGGTCGACTCTGATCCTTCGGCGCGCTTGTCGCTTTGGTGGCGGTCGAAGTATGCCTTCATCCGCCGGACGCTCTCAGGGCTGAGGTTGCGCCGGTTCTTGATGTCGCGCGCGCGAGCCACCCCGATCACCGTGCCGCCCCTGCCGAACTCGCGCCGGAGGTCGAGGCCCCGCGCGGCGGCTCTGCTCATCGCGTCGGTAGGCTGGAAGTCGATGCCGTCGTAGCGCTTCGGCGCCCGATCGACGTGTCCCACGTGGCACGGGTGCGCGTCGCAGTGGACGACCCAGGGCAGCGGGGCAACAGTCGCGGGATCAGACGGCGGGCAGCCCATCAGCCGAGCATCCGCAGCCGGCCAGACTGCTCGGACTCGAGCGCCTCCTGCGCTGCCTGGATGGACAGCAGCGCGTCGGCCCGGTCCTCGACCGTAGACTCCTCGTCTGTCAGCACAGCGAGCGCAGAGGCCAGTTCTGCGACCGCATCGTCGAGGGCCAGCGTGCCCACCTGCGCGAGGTCTGGCGCTGCCTCCTCTGTGGGCGCGTCCTCGATCGGCTCCTGCTCGGCTGCTGTCGCCTCGATCAGGTCATCGGCCACGCCGTCGAAGCCCTCCAGCCGATAGGCCGCAGGAGCGGGGAGCCCGACCTGGACATGGAGCGCCACCCGCTCTAGCGCTGAGGTCCTCGACGCCTGGAGCGCTGGCACTTGGCTGAAGTCGTGCCGAATGGTCAGCCCCTCCGTGTGCATCTGCGCGATCGCGGTGAAGGCGTCGTCGAGTAGCGCAGCCGTAGCGCGCAGGTTCGACCAGTAGATGGTCAACTGCGCGAGCGCGGTGGCG